CGCAGCCTGTACTGTAAATTGTACCTTCTTATACTTTTGATCTATGCCTGGCTTCTGTACTTGTACATACAAAAGACAAGAACCTGTTAACATACCGGTAGCTAATTTACCTTTAGGTCTAGTTATTGAAAAAGCCATTGTTTTATTCTCCAAGTTAAAAAATTATCGAACTTTCATTAAGGAGTATACACGAAATGAAAGTCCTGTCAACTACTTATTTAAATTAATTTAGTGTATTGATCCATAGTTTTTACCAAACTGTACATCACAATCTAAATCTCGCCTTAACATAAAATCACTATTAACTTTCTTAATAGCATCCTTAGTTATTACCCTCATAGCTTCTCTTATTTCAGGTTCATCTTTGAGTCTTGTTATATACTCATCGTGGAACTGTCCGCATAAGGTGCTAAGTTGAAGTTCATCGTACATGCCATTTAATATGTTGTCAAGCCACATATCAAAGAAAAATGCACCGGAACCTTGTATTAATGTACTAAACTTATCTTTTTCTTTTCTAAGTGAGTATGGTAACCCATTTATAGGATTAATCAACCATTTTTCACCACGGGAGTCTTTTATTACACATTGACTATCTGCAATAACTTTAACGTAGTTGTGTATCGCCCAGTAAGCTTTGTGTAGCTTCTCAGCCTCTTCTATAGATATACCTGCTGCACGAGCTATAGTCTTAGCCCCTGCTCCATATACTGCCGCATAGTTCGTAGTCTTACCCTTAGGTCTTTGTGCTTTAGAATGAACTAAGTCAAATTTTTCAGTAAACTTATTAAGCTCATCTTCAGTACAATCACCATTGTCAAAATCAACCTGCTTAAGAGCAACCTGCATAAAGTCATTAAACTGCTCTAATGTTATTAACTCTGCTATATGGCACATTTCTATATGTGGGTCATACCCCGGGGAGTTTACAGTGTTAACATAATCAGGGTCTATAGGTAAAGCAAAGTGAGCTTTCACACGATCCTCAAGGGAGGATAAATCCGAACCAAGCAGGATTTCATCAGATTCGCAAATTAAAGATGACCTGATGGCTTTAGCATAGGGCTTTTTAACGCCAGGTAGATTAACTAACTCTTTATGCTTCATCCGCATTGTGTTAGTAAGACCACCAACTAGTGCCCTTAAATAACCATCATCAGACATATTCTTTTTAAAACCATTCAAGGTATCAAAACGATGTTTAATAGTGGTGTAGTTAGCGTAGGCCATTATTTCAGGTATATCCTCTGATAAATTAACAACAGATGGACATAACTCTTTACCTTCTCTACCGTCAATACTGATCTGAGGAACTGCCCTAGGCTTAGGTCTTGTATTAAAGTCAGATCCCGCATCCTCCCAAGCTTTCATTTTCTTTTTATCGTAAACAAATTTAAAGTTTAATGGAACCCATTTGTGGTACTGCAATAGTGCCTTAACTTGTAGCGGACTATTAATGTTAGGCGGATTATATCCAGAGATAACCTTTATAACCTTACTATCAACTGTAGGTGTAGTTAACCTATTACCCCACTTATCCTTAACTTTGTTTTTATAGTTAGCAATATCTTGTTTCCAAGCTAAACCCGTAGAAGATAATTTACTAGATTTCAATCTAGGCTTTTTCGGGAAAGTTTTCTTTCGGTATATAGGTCTATCTGGCATAACCTTTTCTAAAGTATCACGAGATTCTTGAAGTAAGCCACCTAAGACCCCCATCTCTTTATTAACAGTCTCTATGCAAACTTTTATCCTTGCTTGGTATTGTTTTCTTACACAATCAGCTTTAAACATGATTACTTCTAAGAACCAACAGATGTAGTCATCCTTAGTGACGTTCTTATCTTTAAATCTATCTATATACTGGACTTCTTGGTCACTCAGACGAACTCCATCAACATTACCACAACGTATCTCAGCCAGAGCAATAACTGCCAATTCGTCTAATCTATTCACAAAATCAGACCAAAGTGCTTGATTTATTCTTACATCCCCATCACAGCGGTTTTTATATTCACTATAAGATAAGCCAACCCAATCAGTTATCGGTGGCTTCTTTATGCCATAGTCTTCAAAGAAACTATCTAATCCATGTTTTTCACGGGTGTTTTGATTTAAAATCCAAGATACCCACAAAGTATCTATAACCATTAACCCTGATAAATCCATATCTAACATTTTTTCTAATAAAGGGATATCAAATAAAATAAAGTTATGGCCTACTAAAGGTATTTTTTTATGTATGTGGTATTGTAAAAACTTCTTAAGCCTAGGTGCATCTTCACCGCTAATTGAACCTGATTTACCTTTAAAAAGGTCATAAGAGAGTACATGTAGCTTTGTTGCATCTTCAAGTAGGTCATCAGATTCAACATCTGCGACCGTACCTTTTCTAAAATTAATGATCTTCTTCATCTTTTTAGCTCCAAATAAAGGAAAAGGTGTTAAAACAATTAAGTCTTAACACCTAGAGTAAACTATAGCTTATTTAAAGTCAAACATTATTCACCATCCCAAGGTAAACCATCATCATCAAAATAATCTGACTCATCTACATCAGTGATATCTTCTGGAGAGACTTCACTAGAACCTTTAAAAGCAGTCTGATCTAAGAACTCCTCAAATTCATCATCAACTTCATGATCTATCTCCTGCGGCTCCATTGGTCCTTGGTTAGGACTATTTACTGGATTACCTTGTCGACCAACACGAGGTCTTTCGTCTTCATACTCACCATTTTTATCAGGAGTAGGTGGTCTACCTAAAGGCATGCCAGGTATAGTTTTCCTGTTTTGCATTGTGTGAGTTTCATTGTCATAGTACAACTCACCAGCCCAACCTGTATTACCTGGTCCACGAGCCTTGGTTATTTTAACGTAGGTGGTATTTTTTTCTACGTTATCCTCAGCCTCTTTATTTCGCATCATTAAGATATTAAATGCAGCAGAGTTAAAGATAGCAGCACTACCCCTGATATCTTCCTCACTAATATTGGCACCAGTAGAGTTAGCCTGTGCATTATTACTATTTTTACGTACGTGGTTAACTAATATGAAAGTAACGTCATATGTTTTAGTCATATCTTTTAACCAATCGGCGAACTCTGCTTGTTCCGTATTACCAACCTTATCTAAAACATCTTGTATCGGGTCTATTATAATTAATTGACATTCACACCTAATAATAAGCTCAAGTATCAAACGTTGTACATGTTCAATATCCATCCCGCGATCTTCTATAAGATGTATTCTGTGGTTATCGTTTTCATCTAACCACAAAGAGTTTTCTGCTTCTATTACTTCTGGTGAGTCTAATATAGCCATAGCCTCATCAGACGTCTTACAGAGCTCTAATTTAACACCTATATGTCTTGATAGTAAATTAACGCCGTATTTACCGCTCTCAGCTTCTAAGGATAGTACACCTAACTTATACGGTGAGTTAAAAGTCCAAAAGTAAGCAAGCTCATCTACTATAGTACTTTTACCTGTGCCAGATGCAGATGCAAAATTAATTATCTGCTTAAGAGGGAAACCGCCACAAGTCATTTCATTTAGATCAGCAAGGAATGGAGGTAAAGGTATCTTTTCACGTTGGAAGTACTCACGGACTTTAGCCCTTAGAGCTCCACTACCAACTATACCACTAGGGGTATACTTAGTCGCATTCCAAAAAGATGAGATCCATTGTTTACTAGAATCAATTACCTTATTACCGTCCCAAATATACTCGTTAGTGTCATTCTTAGTAAGTTCCATAACATACATCTTACCTTTAGGTAGGACCTTACTAATTTTATCTAGAGCTTTTTTACCTGCTTTATCATTATCAAAACAAACAATAATTCTTTCAAACCTATTTAACCAATCATATTGATTTCTGATTTGATTAACGGAACCTTCACCAGCAGTAGGGCTAACAACAGGTATAGCATCGAAGTTATCCTTATTTTTACTTGCTTTCCTGTAATCTTCTAACATCTGATGAGCGGATAAACAATCTATTTCGCCAGCAGTTAAAACAACAAATTTACCAGATGACTCTTTAAACCTATGTTGTCCGAATAATTCTGCTTGTTTACCCACCACACCGATAGAGTGGAAGTCTTTCGGTAAGCTTCTAGATTTAATACCAGATATTCTGAAATTATACGTTGTAGGACAGTACTGAGTTTTTAATTTAGGTATCTCAGATTCAACATCATACTCATACATAACACCATAGAACTTGTTAGTCTCAGTCCTGATACCTCTCCATTTCTTACAATCAAAAGTAAGCTGCTTGCGGAACTCTTTCCACCAATTTCTTGAAAATTTCTTTGTCATCTCTAATTCCTCTTCTAAGTCAACTTCAGCAGCGCCGATCTCTTCAAGCGCTTCATCACTTAATAATTTAAATTCACATCCAGCGCTAAAACAAACGCCACCTAGACCAATACCGTAGAAATGGAAGTTATTGCCGCTTTTATCATTGCCTTGCTTTCTACAACGATAACATGCGTTCTTACCAATCTCCAATTGAGCTACCCATTTTTTATACTTACTAAATTTATCAGTCATGCTTTCCTCTCCAACGAGTTACTGACCACAAGACTACACTCTATAAATAATCTTGTCAACGTCTATCTAAAAATAACCACAAAATAGTCGTCTAAAAAATAATTAAAATAAATATTGACGGATCAATTTTTCGTTGTTACAATCCTTAAGCCCCCTAGGGGTTCCTTTAGGGATTCCTCTAGGAGGTACTATAAGGGTTACTTTTAAAAGTTAATTCCTTAATTAATTCTTTATATCACTTCTTTATATAACTTCTTTAGATCTTAAATCCTTAAGAGAACTCCTAGAGGGATTAAGAGAAAAAGAAAATTAAGGGATATTGAAAGAAGATACTTGACAAAATACTATTTTAGTTTAATCTAGTTACATCAAGTTTAATTAATCTATCGGAGAAGTCATATGTTACTACAAAAATTCTTTAAGATATCAG